GCTGAGACCCATAAAGCCGCTCATCTTAGGAGCAGCGGGGCCGCCCTGGTCCGAAAGGTCGGCACTGTACTGCTGCAATTCTGGGTTGTTAGAAGAGATCGTAGGATCGTAAGCGCCGACATCGGGAGCGGAACCCACAGAACCCATGACAGAATCCATGTTTACGGACGATGGAGAAGCTGACACGACCGGAGTGTTTGCCAACTGATTCAAGCTATCCACGTCTGACGGAAGGTAAGAAAAGCCCTGCTCGGCATCGTAGGGATATGCTTTTGTGACATCCACGTTGCTCAATTCGTCCATGCTCGGAATCAGGCCGCCGAAAGCATACTGATTTGGTGCCCGATGAAACGACGGCACCTGACCGCCCTGAGCAAAGCTAGTGCGAGGACCATGAGCCATGTGCGCCATCTGGCCGGCCGCATTAGGATGGGTGTGCTGCGCCGGAACGATCCCTGCACTGACGGCTTGAACAGGCTGGTGGTGCGTAGCAGGAGACCCGCCGATCGGGTGGTTGTTACGAAGAAACTGGTGGGGCCGCGCCATGTTGTGCAGCGATCGCATAAATGGAAGATTGTTGGCGTTCATTGTGGGTCTGTCGATAAAACAATGCTCAAAACTTTTTCTCCGCTTTGCAGAGTTTTCAGGTAAACGGTTCCGAGTTGCAAGCCCGTCGTGTCTTCCTGAATTGCGGTCGAACTAACCGTTAGCTGGCTCGCCGTTAGTACCGGAAAAGTCTGCAAGGTTTGAATCAACCTTCGCAGCGTAGCGACCAATTCTTGCATGTACTTCTGGTCGTATTGGTCCGGTGGTGGGGCAGGGCTGTTGATGATAGTTGGCTTGAGTGATGCCATTACCGCTTCCCTGCTGCGCTGATCTTGACTTCCGTATTGCCGAGTCTCCAGCCAGTTCCTACCGTGTCGGCCTTGAAGCGCACGGAGAGCCTTCGGGACCGGGCTCGGGTGTCCAAGTACTTCTTGCCGGGATTGATGTCCAGGGTGCGTTCAAGAATCTTCGGAACCATAGAACTGTCTCGCTTCAATACTTCTACCTGCATCCTCTGGTAGTCGCTTGTCCCGGTAAACTGAACGTCGGGAATGATTCGAGACAGGAACAGGAAGTTCTCTCCGCTGCCATCGTCAATGTCTGCGCTCTCGATGTACGAAGAGAGCGGGTCGGTGCCGGCGTCCGTGCCGGTCTCGTGCTGCCACAGACTACCCGAGGCGTCCACTGCCATCGGGGTTTGCAGGCGATCCGAATACAACCACGCGGTACGAGATAGTTTGCCGATCGACCAGTTGTTGTCTTTGTAGTTCCAAATCACATACGAGTCGATCTCGGTGCTCTCGGCAGAGCAGTAGAACCACCAGATTTCAGGGAAGGCGCGTTGCAGAATGCCATACGACTTCCACGCTTGCAGGTAGTTGAAATCGCCAAACACGTAATCCTTTACGCTGCAAGGCAACTCCTGGATGTACCCAGAATACGCGTAGAACGCTCCGTGTTCCATCCACGCAACGGAGCTACCGAATTGCACGGCCGTCTTCGGTCCAAGCTGCCCTATCTCGTTTGCGATCGGATTGAAGCCATAGGTAAACTGGCCTCCGTAGGTCATTGCGTACAGGGTCTTGTCGGTCCAAACGAGCGTGTCTTGCGTCGTCTGCAAGTGGCCGATAATCTGGCTGCCGGATGCAAGCCGCTGGCCGCCTGCGTTGTTCGATCGCGCCGGGGTCCACATGGCAGGGTTTTCCTGGTCGGACCAACGAACCTGCATCGGGTCTAGGTCTTGCTCGCCAAGCGGAGAGCAGCCGAGAGCCACTACGTTTTCATCCACAATGGACACGAAGATTTCGTTTGCAAGCATCGGCACGTCGGCCGCGCCGGGAAGAGTGGAAAGCGGAACGGCTCGTGATGCTACTCCCTTCGTGGCCGCCCAATAGTAGATGCCTCCACCACGCGGGTTGATAACGAGGTCTTGGCCGAAGTTGTCCTGGCTCCAAAGCCGGGGCTGAATGATAACTGGTGAGAGCCTGTCGCTTGCAGGGTTACGAGCATTGCCGTATGGTCCGATGCCGTACCCTCCAATGCCGTATCCAACCGCGTAGCTGGCATCTACAGGTCCGCTGTTGATGTCTGGATTGGCAACCACGCTAGGGCCGCCGCCTACCAAATTGGCTGCCCCTGCGTTCTTTTTTCCTTTGAGGATAAGGGTCGTGAGGTCGGTAATGGCCTGCACTTGAAACTCGGAGTTCAAATCATCTACCGAGTAGTTCCCCACCCCGGTCGTGGCACCTGAGAACGTAATAAAGTCGCCCTCGACGTAGTACGCCTCGCTCGACAGGACGTAGAACTTGCTGTTCGTTCCAAAGCCGACGAAGCCGTATCCTTGCAGCGAAGTCCACTCATTCATAGATCGACACACGCCGGTCAGCGTGTTAGTCGTGAGGGATTGCCAGCCGCCGATCGACTCCGCGTATCCGTCGCGGAAGCGCACCTTGTCAGCGTCGAACCAGCCGCCAGAATTGGCGTACTGCGTTGTTTCCCGAACGATACCGGGTCGAAATTTGACGGGTCCAATGGGCATATTATTGCCCCGTTCTGCAAAGGATTCCAAGCCATGAAGCCGTCTCGCTTCTGGTCGTACCTGCCGAGTTCTGCCACTTCATCTGCATGACGGGAGCGCTCGGGGGAGGGGTGATGGTACAAATCTTCAGAGCCGGATAGGTGGGGTCTCCGTTTTGCAACGGTGTGGCCTGAATAATCCCAAACGATAAACTCTCCTGCGTCCATCCGGCAGGATAAGGTACAGTGTCGCCATCTGCCGTTGTGCCGATTCCAAAAGCAATCTGAACCTTAGAAGTGGCGATCGTGCCAAACTCTAAGACGATCCAGTTGCCGCCCGTAACGCTTTGGCCGGCGACGTTGGAGATCACTTTCGTTCCATTGAGAATAGCGGGGCCGTTGTCGGCCAAGCCAAGCACGAACTTTGCCAGATTGAAGTAGTCCGCAAAGTTATTCGTGCCATCCGTCAGTTGGTCGGCGTTCTTGGTTACTGCTAGGTCGGCAGCAGTGACGCTCCCGGTAACAGTAAGGTCTCCTCCTATGCTGAAGTCGCCAGAGACAGACTGGGAACCTAGACCTGCGACATTACCTTGGCCGTCGCAATAGACTGGCTCGGAAGCTCCGTTGGCGACCGTAACAGTCGCACCAGGAGTACCATTCAAAGCCTGCTGTAGAACAACATTCTGACCGGAGTTATTGACGACCCAGTAGACCTTAGTTAAAGTGCCGGTAGACGCAGGGAGCGATACAGTGCAAGGTGCTGACAAGCTGCCAGCAAACTTCAGCACCGACGCACGCCCAGAGGATAGTTGGCCCTGGTCAATCGTTACCGAGGCAGTGGAGCCCGTCAGGGTGATGTTGGCAATGCCGTCGATGGCTTGGTCGATCAAGTCGAAGTTGTTGTTGACGATCAAACCCCAAAGATTTACGTTATCCCCAACGGCTTGCTTGTTGAGCGAATTGCTTACTGTGTACGTGCTTGCCATTTACTGCTGATCTCCTGTGCTGACTGCTGAGTTGGTTTTTTCGAACTGCTGCTTTGCCAAGGTCTGATTGACGAACTTGCCGGCCAAGCCAAGCGAGTTGACGAACATCTCTTGGTGAATCGCCTTCATATCGGGGTCTTTCATGAAGATGGCCGCGAACATCAGCGAGCCGTTCAAGAGCGCTGTCGGGAAACGATCGGAAACGTATGTCGGCTCATCCTGGGTGCCAATGATGCTTACCGGCTTTGAAAAGTAGGTCATCAGCGCCGAGTAATTCTGATCCGGTGTGGGAGCAATCGTTATCGTCAGGTCGTCAAACATGGCGAAGAATCGCGGCGTCCCAACTGCTCCTGCCGGGTAAACCTCTTGCAGAAACGAGATGTCTTTCTTGTAGATCGGGGGGATGCCAGCCGGCATGATGACGTCGGCAGCTAGGAAGTCGTCTGGGGCTGTAACGGTTGGAGTGTTTGCCAGAATTGACAGAGTTGCCGAAGTGGTGAACTTCGGCAATCGAACAGACTGGTAGATGAGGTTTTCAGCTTGAAGAATGAACGTGTCGATCTGTTGCAAGAACTCGTCGCCATTGTTCTCCGCTGTGGTTTGTATGGCCTGTCGTAACTCTGTATAGGTCACTTACTTTTTCTTCTTGGGGGTTGATTTCGGTGCGCCCTTGCGGACCTTACCGATAGCGCCAATAGGCATGAGCTATTCTCCTTTCAACTTGATTACCCGTTGGGGTTGTTGACGCGTGCGTTGTATGCGTCGAGCGCTTCTTGGTCAATCTCGCGGTCCCAGTTGGTTTGAGGCCTCGGGTCTCGCAGCGCTTCAGCATCGGCTCCGTGCGCCCGTACAGCGTCCGGTACAAAGTTCTGAGGCTGATCTACACTCCAGTCCTTCGGGCAAGCTCTAAAGCCAGTTTTCTTTCCCTGGCTGTAGGTGTACTTGAGCTTGCGAAGCGGGTATTGCAAACCGCAGTAGTCGCAGATGCCGAGTGCGTTCTTCTCACTTGCGAAAGGTCCAGCCATTAGTACTCCAACAGTGGGGCAAGGAAGATTGAGGCCCGAGTGCGATCTTCGCGCTTGGCCTTCTTTAGTGTGTCGTTGAAGTTCGCCTGCAATAGTGGAATGCGGCTCATGACAAGCTGATCGCGGCTCTTCATGGCGAGCTTCAGCGCAAGGCCGGCGACCATAGCCGGAATGAAGCGATAAGGCACGTCACAGCTATTCGTGTAAGCTCCGGTGTCATCTACCCTTCTCATGCGCCAGTACGCAAGAGAGTACGTCTGAACGCTATCTGGGACCAACCAGACACGAACCGTAGGATTAGCTCTGCGATGGACGAAGTACTGACTCGGCCTGCCCTCGTTGCTTTTGTCAGAGATGTACGAATAGCTGGCGAAGTCCATAGGATTCATCGGGGTGTCGATAAACCCACCACCTGCCTTGGGAACTCGAATGGACGCCATAAGTATGTCTGACGTGTCGGGAGGAAGCGTGTATTCGACTTGGCCGGCAACCAGCGGCAACACTTGGAAGTCGGTAGTGAATAAATTTAGACCTTCATTTGAAAAGTCCATCGACAACAAATCGAGAGAACGCTTCGCGGATCGAGCGGCTTCACCCGAAGTCATATCCACACACGCAATGGCCGCAGCCTCTTGCATTAACTCAAGAATATCGGGGAAGTAAGTTGCGGTGCCCGAAGGCCCTGATGGTAGTGGCATCTTAAAGAGAATGAGGTACGGCCAGGAATAATGTGGTGTAGCAGAAGGCCCCTGCTTTTTACAAGGGCCTCGATGGGTTACTTGATGATGTCGAAAATTACCGGCGTGTGCATTGAGCAAAAAGCGGACATAGCGGACAAAAGAAAAAGTGATACTGCGATGCTGAGTTTCAAAGTGTTTCTCCTTGTGTTTTCCCTTTCGGGTCAACACACTGTCGCGTGACAGTGCAACTCGGCTTGTGCTGCTATTTGCTGGCTGTAAAAGAAAAAGGCCACCCCCGAAGAGATGGCCTTGCCGGTACTCTCCCGGCCTGTCAAGCATGGACTAACGCACCCGCTTTCGTCGGACGGTTTTAATTCGAGATTTCAGGTCTCTACTTTCCCTCCGTCCAGGGATCTTGGTCGAGAGTCACAGTCGCTTCGAGGGGATTTCATAACGATGTTCCGGCTATGCCGTCTATCCCTTATTGCCTGTGTCCAGCAGAACTACATCTGCTGTGCGTTATAAAGCCGTTACACCAACTCTCGAACTTGGTATCAGGAGAAGGACTTGAACCTTCAACGGCGGCTTTATGAGAGCCGTGCTCTGCCATTGAGCTACCCTGATGAAACTTATGTGGGCCTCACACCCACTCGAAGGTCGGTTCGTATACCTCTAAAGCTTGGTCGCGATCAGTGAGAATACTGCACTTGCACGAACGCATCGCCAACGGTCGGCGAACCCGTCACGGTAACGTGCAACACACCGTCAGCAATCAGCGCCTTCTTGGGAGCAACCGGAGCCGACACAGCCGCATCAACCGCGGTCGCAGCCAGGACATCCGTACCGGCAGCAGTCGTGCCGATCTCTACCTTCGAGCCGGTCGTAAACAGCGTTCCAACCACGATCGAAATGGACGTGATGTAGGCGTTCGCCGGCAACTGAATTACCGGGGTCTCGTTGTCTTTCGTGATCTCCACCCGCGCCGAATAAACCGCGCTGTAGTAAAAGGCCGACTTGTCCGATCCTGGGACTGCCGGGTTGAAAACTTTGTCTCGCTGGCCGCCCAAATTGACGCCAATGCTATTTGATGTTCCCAAAATATGCTCCTTGTTATTGGCTCAATCGCCAGTTCTTTGTGAGTATGGGTCCTTCCTGCGACCCCTCTTGTGTCGCTTACGGCAGGCCGAAGTATGTTTTCTCGCTGTTGTGTAGGTACAGTTGCGAGTTGGCTTCATTCAGGCCGACGTACTGCACGTATTCGGAAAGTTCTGTGTTGGTCGATCCAAGGTTCAAGTGAGTGCCGGCCAGATTAGGCGAAAACCCTCCGACAGAAACAGCCGCGAGTTGATCCAAGACAGACGTTCCGGTAGAGCCGTTCACGCTAGAGTCCTGCCAGAACAAATTTCCAGGAGTGTACGGCAATGCTCCGTTCCCCCCGGCGTTACCCACGGCTACCAATTCCGACTGGTTGTTGTCGTTGTTTCTTACGAACAGGCAGGCCCCAGAAGAGACGTTGCACGTGTCGGAGGCATCCATGACAGACGCCAAGCTGCCGTAGGCATTGGCCCCGACTAGATACGTCCCTACAACATTGGCCTCTACCTGTGTGCCAGTGGTTGAAAATGTGGATACCATGCCGCCCGTTGCTCCAAACTGGAGGGTTGGCACTCCTGCTTTGCTGGCGGCAGCTACGATGGCCCCGGCAGTGTAAATGACTGGCTGGTTGGCAAGCGTGGCTTGGATCGCATCGTGGCCGTTAGGAGACTGATCGTACCACTTGCTGACGGTGCATGTGTTGGCCCCACAGAAGGACGCAAGCGCAGTCGTATTGAGATCACCGCTGGCCGTAAACCCGATGTCGGCAGTAGGATTGCCGGCCGCAGAAGACGTTACCTGTATGGCTTTGGTAGCGCCCATGTAAAGCCTGCGGACGCTGTAGGCGACGGCCACATGCGGATTGCCGTCTAAAACAAAGGCAGGCAATTCGCCGTTAATCGCAATAGCGGGTCCGTTGGGGTCGAAGATTTTCTCGGCCTGCTGCCCTTCGACGTTATTTCCGTCATCATTCGGATGTGCAAGGTCGGTAAACGTGAAGCCCATGCCGCCTGTCTTGCCCCAGAAGTCATTCATAGAGATCACAGGAAGGCCGTTGTCGGTAGCGAACTGTTTAATGGCCGCATGGTAGTCGGCCTGTGTTAATCCGGCCCCGTTGGTCGTGTCTGACTGCCCTGCTCCCATGAAGTAGTTGAAGTCCCAAATGACAACGCTAGGCTTCGGGGTGTAGCTGTTGAACTTCGTCAGGAGGGCCGTCATTCCGGTTTTGAGAGTCGCCAAAGACACGGCATCCAGGTACTCGTTTGCCCCTACTTCAATCACGCCGGCAGAAATGCCTCCGTTGGCATGTGCGTAATCCAGGGCTGCAAGCTGGTGCGGAACATCGTAGGTGAAAGCCAGCGCTTCGGCTCCGGTATGGCTTAAGTTGTCTATCGAGATACCGCTTGTTCCATTTACAAACTCTCCTGCGTTGAACTGGAAGTCTCCGGTCGCAGGGCCTACGATTTTCGCCGTATGACTGCCCGAAGCGAAGGTGAAAGAGCAGGTCGTGTTCGTGGCCGATACCGAACTTCCTCCGCAGGTTCCGGCTAGAGCCCCGTCGATGTAAACCGTGGCGGCGGCCGTCGTGGAAGTAGTAGTCGTGAAAACGACCAATCCGGTTGACAGCCAGGGATAAATCGAAGTAGCAGAACCGCTCGTCAAATTGACATCGGGGCCGAATGGTCCTCCGTTGCTGCCGGTGCCGCTGTTTTGGTACGCGCCAAAGTTGCCGGTAGCCGGGAATGAAACGGGGCCGGCAAAGTTCCAGTACGCGGAGCCATTGTTGCTGCCTCCCGCCAAAGTGCCTTGCATCGCCGTAAGGATGCCGGAACCGTGATTTCCGTACCTCGACTGAAGGGCTGTCGATAACCTGCGAGGCCAGCAGTTCATGGGGTTGGACGTTCCGTAGCAGGCCGACAACGAATCGCCGGTAATTACGAGACGAGCAGGGGAAGACGAGGCAGTGCCCAAGGCCGTTGCCCAGGTCTGCATATTGGTTCCAAAGATAGGGGTGCCGGAAAGGATGAAGTAGCTGTAGGCTCCCGATCCGGTCGTGTCAACACAATACTCGATTGTGGGTGTCGCGGCACCTACGATGTAGTACCCCTTTCCTGCTTTGGTCGCATTGCAGGTTGGGAGATCGGCAGAGGTTACGGGGGTCACACCGCCCCCTGACGATGGATTGAATATCTGGGCCGATAATCCAGCCGTCAAAATGGCAAAGAGGGCGAGTAACTTCACGCATACATAATGCGCTCCATTGCTGCCCTCGATTGGCCCGTTCTCAGTTCTTGTTGGATCGGTGCGAAATGTTGAAGAATCCCTGGTTGACTAAGCCCTCTTCTTCGTTCCATACGTAGATTTCAGCGGCTTTGATATTTCCGGTGAAACCGTTCTCCGCGTGCCAGTAGTCGGCAGGACAGAGGGACGGAATGATGCGGACGCGAACGCCAAGCTTCTCATCTGTCCTGGTCGTATGAAGATGCCCGGTATGGCACTCGCGGTAAACAGTGACTCCGAACATCGCGGGTTTCTCTGTTGCCATCAACAGCGGGTAGTCGGCTCTTTTTGCCTTGTCACCGTGACACCACATAATCATCACTTTTCCGTGCTGATAGTATTTGCGCGGCGTAGGTTCATTTTGGATTTCCACTTCGGAACAGTTGTGGAACCAGCATTCGAGCGAGTCTCCAAGGGTAAAGGCTGTTTGGTTATCATGGTTGCCAGGGACGACTACCACCAGTACCGGCGCAATCATACGCAACTTGTCGATCTCTTCGACAAGCATCTGACGCACCTTTTTGTAAATCTTGTGGTAGCGGCTATCCCGGTCTACAACCGTTCCTGCCGTCGTTGTTCCGTTGCGATTGTCGATCTGAACCAAGTCGTTTCCAATGACCAACACGATGCGATCCAAGCTCAAGAAGGACACGCGAGACATGAGCCCCAACATAGCCTCGCGGAACAGCGCGATTGCCTTGCGAGTGTCGTAGTCTTCGTCCATCGTCTCGCGGCCCCAGGCCAGCTTGCCGATGTGGATGTCTGGAATGGCGATCTCGGCAATGTTGCCGGTCGGGGTGTTCTTGTAGACGATCGCCTTGTATTTCGGAGCGTGACGTTTGGCGTCTGCCTTCAGGGACTCGATTTCTTCGGTCGCAAAGGCCATCCCAGGCCGTTTCTTGAACCACGCCTTAACTTGGAACAGCGGCTCGACCGCGATGCGTCCTGCGTCGTTTTTGGCCCCAACTTCCCACTTGTTGCAGACGAAGCGATCTACTTCCCACAGATTCAGGTCTACGCTGCAATGCTCGACAAGCTGCTCTAGGGACTTGATACGGGTAGCGTCCATTGAGACCGACCAAGTGTCGCCGTCTACCTCGTGGGTCTCGCTTTCTACCTTGGCCGTGTCCTCGGTAATGCCGTTGCGTAGCATCTGTGCGTGCTCAGGGCCGCAAGACGTCCCGCGTTTGGTTTTGGGCCTATTACAGCCCTTGATGGCGCATTTTGTATTCAATGTCTCTCTCGTCTAAACCTATTTTGGATTTTTTCTATAGCGATGTCAACTGTTTTCTATACTGCCAGGAAGGAAATATAGAAAACGCTGGAAACGACCAGGAAAAGTCTTAGCGCCAAACTGCTACTGCTCGGAAGGATCGGGACTCGACGCTGCCGGCCGCGCTAGTCGCAGACACATGAACCAGGGCCGAGTGACCTTCCGGCATGGTGTTGACGAACGACGCCTGAGCGACAAGGCCGCTCGGGGCTGCCGGCGTGATAACCAGGGTCGTATCTCCGGTGCTCCAGGTGGCCC